GCAGAAAAACTCACACGATAATATGGTTTTGGAAGCGCTGGCAAAAGATCCGAGGGTTTTAAATGCGGCACACCTTATTAACAACCCGCCGTCACAGGCAAGAGGACGGAACAGGAGTATTACCGGACGATGAGCGAGAATATGTTTTGTGAGGGTCAGAAAGTGCTTTCCCCTTGTGGGCGTGACGGGTACATGAGGACATTCACCGGATACCCGGAAGTTAACGACGAGTCCTGGGGTTTGATACAGGACTTGAAAGAAGACCCACAAAAGCTTTTTTTGTTTTTCCTTGAGTATGCGACTGACGATGACGAATATGCAGCCTTTTTAACGAGAGACGTATTGAATGGAATCTGGACAAGAGAATAAATTAACCTGGGAAGACCGGGTATGTAACCACGTCCTGGATGAATGGGACATGGGGTATCAGTATGTCAGCGATCTTAACGATCTGTACGATGAAATTTACGATATGTTCCGTGGCGAACGGCCTGTCAAGAATTTTGATTGGCAGTCCAATATTGTCATCAACAAGGTTTTTCAAATTGCATGGACGGCTGTTCCGTATGTGATGAATAAAATTTTCGGTGCCAACCCGATTATGGGGGTGGAATCTTTCGATAAAAAGGGGGCGTGGCAACGAGAGCGGCTACTTGAGTACTGGCACACTTTACAGGCCCAGAACCCGGAGCATATTCCATTTTATATGACCACGCTTTCGGTTGTTTTGAGAGGGATATTAAACGGAGTTTCGATAACCAAAAAGACCTGGCACCAGAAACTTAAAAAAGAGACGAAATCGGTTCAGGCTGATGTTCCCGTATCGGTGGATGAGGAAGGAAACCCGGTTTTAGAGACACAGATGGTGAAAAAAACCAGAAGTGTGCCTCTGGAAGATTGGCCTCACAATGTCGTTATTGACAACAAGGATGTTGTTTTTGATTGGCGGATTGAGCCTGGTCAAAGCATCCGGGCTGGAAGATTTGTCACTCATCGGTCTGTTGACGATCTTGGGGCGCTGTATGAATCCGGGCTGTATATGAACCTGGATCAAATCCCTGTTGATGTTCAGCCGACAGACAGTGACGAAGATCATTCAGAGGCGTCATCAAAAGACGGTCTTGATTCACCGCCCGTCAACGATCTGTACACGGATGTAGAGATGTATGAGCGAACCGGCAAATGGTTGGTACATAGAGAAGACGGGGAGTGGAGAGCGTGTTTCGATAAAGAGAAATACGGTGTGTATAAACAAAAATATATGATAGCCACGGTTGCAAAGGGCGGAACAGATAAAAAAAATACTCTGATCCGTTTTGAACCGGCCCCTTATGATGAAATCAACTATATAGATACCCATATATACCTTGATCCTAAACGGTGGCACTCAATGGGTATGATTGAGCCGACAAAAGACACTGTTACGGGTATGAACGATATTTTTAACGGTATTCTGGATGAAATGTGGCAGAACCTCATGCCGCCCGTTATCGTTAATAAACATGCACTTTGGGATTGGGACACCATGATGTTTGCTCCGCAGCAACGATGGTTAATTGGTGGAGATCCCAACGCGAATATAAATTTCGTTCAACCATCTTCGATTTCAAGGGATGCGTGGCAGTCTTACGGGCTTTTGGACAATGAAGCACAGCAAACATCCGTGACTAATGCAATGGCCGGTATGGGCAAGGAAAAAACCGCCACCACCAATGTAATGAACGCTGAGCTGAGCGCAAACAAGCTGGATCATATTGTCAAAATGGTTGAACAGACGTTTCTGATCCCGTCAGCACAAATGGATATACGGTTTGCTAAAAAATTTGCCCATCCGTTAAGCCTCTCCCTTATTGTCGGTATTGCGATGATGGAAAAGGGTAATAAACCGGAACCATTCCAGTTTAAGGATTGGGAAGAAATTTACAAATACGTTCCGGCCGCTGCTTCAGTAAAACCAGAGCACCAGAAGGAGCGCGAAATACAAGAAGATGTCCAGTTAATTCAAATAGTTGGCTCAATTCCTAACCCACAAACTACAAAAGTAGTAAATAAATTACTTGCCAATATATTTAGGAACAGGAATATGCCGGTTGAGGCTGACTTGTTGGATGAGGACTATTTTGAACCGCAAAGTGAGGCGGGGAGTATCCAGCAGATTATGAAGACAGTTTCGGGAGCCTCAAATCAAAATGACGTTCCGATGAGCGGCCAGGAATCGTCGGTCAGGCAAAAACAGATATCAGGGATGAGTTATGGATAACAGAGATGATTTAGGGCGTCTTGCGTATTTCGTTTTGTTTGGGGATACACCAGACCAAGATGTAAATCCGGCAGACCCTGCAAATTTTCCCAGAATTAAGGCGGAGCGTAAAAAAAAGGCCAAGGATTTAAAAAAGTTCTGGGAGGGGCCGGGTAGTCCGTTGATGGACCGGTGGAAACAGAAGATACGAATGAATGTAAACGATTTATTCACGTCGCCGGACCCCAACTGTACATGTGAAACATGCTCAAAAATAAGGAATATAACATCGATATTAAGGGTTTTAGCGGAAGCTGAGGCCGTTTTAAACAAGTAACCCCTGCCACTCGCCAAAGTTAACAGGGGTTGAGACAAAAACCTAAGAGAAAAGGATTTTATCATGTCCGATGATACTACAGATGTAGCCGTCGATCAAGACTCAATTGAACAACCCGAAAAGTTTGAACCGTCTGAAGAACAGAAACAGTATTTTGGTTCCTGGATGGGCCGGAAGGTCAAGGAGCATACAGAAAGCCTGCGGTCTGAGATAGGCGAGTTGAAGCAGCTCCTTGCTCAGAAAAATGAACCAACCGGGGATGAACTGACTGAAAAAATTCTCAACGGGGGTGCAAAAGAGGTATTCCAACAGCTTTTGAAAGAGGAAAAGCAAAAAGAAATAACCCTCAAAGCCGCACAAGAGAAAGACCTTCAAAAAGCGATGACGGGTTTCAGTGAAGATCCTCTTTACAAAGATGTATACGTAGACGCCCAGAAACTTGCCAAGGACGCTATGAGTAAAGGGTATCCTGTGGGTCCCGCTACTGAATTAGCGATGGCTAAAGCCAAAGAACAATTTCTTATGAGCCGTGACCCCGACTACTCGTTAAAAATGGCCGGTTCCGGCAAACCCCAACCCAGACAGAAAAAGAAAGAACTTCCGTCTCACATGAAAGCCGCCGCACAGAGAGATATTGCAGACGGCATTTTCAAAGATGAGGCTGAATATATAGACAGTCTGACACCCGACATACGGGCCAGGCACGGATTATAGGCACCCTTACAGGACAAGCCTTTAGTGGAGAAAAATGAAAAAAAGAAATCCGATTGGCAACGAAGATTACCAGTACACCAAATGCAAACGGTGTGGTTTCCCCTGTAAATTAGACAGGGATAGGATCAGGCCGGGGAATGGGCAGACATACAGTGAGGTTACCCATACCCAGGATCAAGCACCATACGATTCTACAATTTCGTTTGGATGCCCCCAATGTGGACGCGGAGAATATGACAAGCCGATTCGGAGATGAAAGGACTTAGAAAATGAAAGTTGTAAGGGATCTTTTGGGTGGTGGAAAACCGTCGCCTATAGAACTTCCGTATAACGGTGATGAGGATGTCGATTCTGTCACTACAAGATATAAGGGCTCGCTCACCAAGATTATGGATTACGATGATATTGATCATGGCGTTTTCCATACTTTCGCCGGTGTTGCGACCGCAATGGAGAACTTTTCCGGTATTCTGGAAGAAGAGCAGGGTATTACGGGGAATTATCTCCCCGATGATGCTGATTACGGTGTGAAACTGAGACACATTACCCCGTGCTTCCCGTCTACCATTATTCGCGCAGAGTACGCACAGGCCGATGCAGCCGGGACTGACAATTACGATACCGGTGCTACTGCGAGTGCTGCGGGGACCACTTTTACCCAGGATATGGGCGCGACCGCTGATTCAGCAATCGGCGGGTGGATTTATATGCTGAACGGGGCCGCTGCTGGTGAACTTCACTATATCACCAACAACACCACTTCCGCTGCAACCACAAGCGCATTTACAAACGCTGTAGTAGCAACCGACGATTTCCTTTTTATCAGCCCTGCAAATTGCAGAACGCTTGATTTCGACGCCACATACACCGGCATTAAGAGCGAAACTCAGGATGATCTAAGAACGGACGCTGTTGTGGGAATTATGCACTATATCGAAGCGCCTGGTATTCCGTTTCAGAGGCTTGACCGAGACAAACATGACGGTCTTGTAATCGCAAACGCAAGATTCTACCACGACTTCACCATTCCGTCTAAGAATGCGTGGGTCGCTGGCATTGCTACATCATAAGGAGGTAAAACATGCCGAGTATTGCACTATCTGAGAACTTTGGCGATCTCCTGGATGCCAGGGTCAGAAAAATTTATGACACAGAGTGGGAAGAGAACATCAAATTATCCATGATCCCGAAACTTTTTGGGATGGAAACCTCCAGCCGGGCGTATGAAATTGTTTCCGGTATCGGCGGAATGCAGGACTTCCAGGATTTTGACGGTTCTATCAGTTACGATACTTTTAACCAGCTTTATGACAAGACCTTTACCTTTCCTGAGAAGTCACTTGGGTTCAAGGTCGAAAGAAAGCTGTATGATGATGATCTGTTCGGAAAAATCGACAGAAAACCGTGGCAGATGGCTGTATCAAGGGCCAGAACCAGGGAAAAAACCGCTGCAAGTATTTTCAACGGTGCTTTTGTTGGGACCGATGGCCCCGATTCTCTGCCGCTTTGCTCCGCCTCTCATCCGTATTCACCGGATGATCCGACAACCCAGAGCAACGCCGGT